AGGGAACCCACTGTCCCGCAACGGAGAGTTAGTCCCTCAGGGCAAACATATTTGTCCTGGAGGAACTACTCGCCTAATTGGGATGAAGTGATGTCCCTATATCGGGAGGACGATCCAAAGAATCGTATGGTCATGGTCGAGGGCTGTATTGAGCCAATTAAGCTCCGCACAATCACCAAGGGACCTTGCCACAGAAAGTGGCTTTGTCAATCTCTCCAAAGGGAGATGGCCGATTGCCTGAACGGCCTATGGCAGTTCACATTAAATAAAGCGGACACCGACACCCAATTGATGGGACGGTTGAATCGCTCATGTGAACATTTCCATCGCAAACAGGGTTGCACCGATCCACTTTGGTGGAACTCGGGTGACTATAAGTCTGCGACGGATTCCATTTCGATATATCACACCAAGGCTGCTCTGGAAACGCTTATCGCAATGTTACCAGAGGACAAGGTGAGCAAGGCTTGTAGACGTCTCTACCGAGCCGAGCTCTTCGAGCAGATCGTGAACTATCCAGTCTGGACAGGGATCGATCCAGTCGAACAAGTTAACGGACAGTTGATGGGTTCGGTTTTATCCTTTCCCATCCTCTGTATCATCAACTTTGTCGCCTATTGGGACAGCCTGGAGGAGTACTACGGAAGGACCTTCAAGTTAAAGGAAGTTCCCTGCCTCATCCATGGTGATGATATCCTGTTCAAGACAACCAGGGGTCACTACGACCTATGGTCGGAGGTTATCACTCGATATGGACTTAAAAAGTCCGTTGGGAAGAACTATTTTCATCCTCGAGTGTTCACCATCGACTCTGAGTTGTGGATTGAATGTACCACAGATCAGCGGACTCACTTCAAGAAGTTTGTTCCAATTAACTGTGGTTCCCTCCTCGGATCGAAGGTTGATGGTCGTACAGACTATCAGAAGAGTCCCATTTGGGACAAATTCAATTCTTCAATCCGGGGGGCTCAGGATAAAGAAAGGTTTGTCAAGCAATTCCTTTCATTTAACCGTTCAATCCTTAAACCAATGACCTGGACTAAATCCGGTATCCTGAATCTTTTCCTACCACACATGCGTGGTGGTCTCGGTTTCGAACTGCCCTGGGGGGCAGATCGGATCCCGATTAAAGAAGATTCTAAGCCTCTTGTCCGACTCACAAAGCACCAGCTCGACCTTGCGGCCGGGCTGTGTGCATCAATGCGTGAGTGGGGGCCCCTAAAATCCTTTGCGATCGTGGGGGTCGAAGGTCAGGAATTACCTGACGAGAAGAGGTACTGTCTACCATTCAAGGAGGTATGGCAACATGAATCAGCCTATCCCCGGGAGGTTCCCGGAGACCTGGTTGAACCCATACTGTCGACCTACCCGGAGGAGGTGGTGAAAGATTACCGGATAAGGAAACCAAACTTATGTGAGAGATACCGCGGGACCAAGAGGTTCCGTTTATGCTCTCATCCACCCATAAGTTGTCCCAAGAGACACTTCAGAAGGGTGGCGGGACAGGTGGTTTATGACGACATAAACACCTATCCCACCGAGATTTGGTCCTTCCCTTACGTCCGGACCCGGGTTCTAGAACCCGAGGTCTTTTGGTCAGAGGTTTGCTGGGCGGCACAGAAACTCTACCTGTGCTAGAACAATGTTGGGGTCTTGACCCCAAATAACATTGTCCCAGTTTCTTCAAACAGGACAG